AGATGTACTAACGCAATAATTCAATTGTTATGTAAAAAGACTGCCCGCGATTCTCCATATTATCATGTGCCCTTGTCAACTGATGAATCGAAACAATCAATTGATGGTGTTGAAGGTTTAAATTCAAATAATAAAACATCGAGTCCCGGCTACCCTTATGTGTTCGATAAAAAGAAGGGCAGAGGAAAAACCGGTTATTTTGGAGATTTTGAGTTTGATCCTACATTACCAGGTTATGGAGAAGTTGTAGAAGACATCTTAGAGTTAGAGAGAAAATATCGAGATAATGTACGACCTTTTATTGTATGGATTGACACTATGAAAGATGCGAGAATACCCATTGCGAAAGCAGATATGGGGAAAACTCGTATATTTTCAGCAGGTCCTATGCACTATTGTATACTTTATCGTAAATATTTTCTTCCTTTCTTCGCCCATTGCATGAACAACCGCATTGATAATATGATGGCTCCCGGTATCAACCCCGTGAGTCCTGAATGGCACAAACTCGCTACGAAACTTAAACAAAAAGGTAAAGACGTTATTGCTGGAGATTATTCTAACTATGACGGAAAGGCATGTACTGAAGGCTATAAGGCGTGTTATGAGGCTGCCATTGAGTGGTATATGATACACTGGAATGAGATTGTTTCCCAAGGGAAAAATGTCATACAAGGTGTAGAATTAGATCGCGAACAGTTTGCTCAGTTTCTACGCAATATAGCTTTTGAGTGCACAACTCACGTGCACTTATGTGAGAAAGAATTCGAACAAAATGGACAAATGGAAAAATATCGCGTTTACTATCAAGTGATGAATGGCATGCCCTCTGGTAATCCAGGTACCGCTATTACAAATAGCGTATGTGGAATCTGGATGGTTATGTATTGTTACTTTATAGTATTCGCTGAAGACTCCGAATTATGTACAATTGAAATGTTCTTTTACTTAATATATTTGATCACATATGGAGACGACGTCTGTATCAACATCCACCACTCTATTATTGACCGATTTAACCAAGAAGTCTTAACTATAGTGATGAAGCAATGTTTTGGAATTGATTTTACTGATGAACAGAAGACTGGTGCGATTGTAAAATCTCGCACTTTGCCTGAAGTATCCTTCTTAAAACGACGTTTTGAGTATAATCAGTACCTACAGATGTATGTCGCCCCTATGCCTGAAGATGTATTACTAGATATTTCTAATTGGGTGAGATCTGGGAAAGAAGATCCAGCGGTTATTACCGTTAACAACTTAAAAAGTATTATGAGTGAAATCTCATTTATCTCAAAAGAAAAGTTTAACTACTGGAAACCTTTGATCCAAGAGCAAGCCCGATTATTGACAAAGAACACTTCGATTACTCCTATTTTCGACACTTACACTGGTTACCTCGATTTATATCGCCAAGGCAAGCTTATAGCTGTTGAGGCGTTTTAAATCGGGACACCCGACGGAGTTACTCGTCGTTAAATAAAGATGCATTCGTTGTCTTTTAGGTATTCAGACACTAAAGAGATATCCTGTGTTTCGAGCCCGCACACTAAAGAGGTCTTATGACTCTGGCTCACAGCTTCGGACCCGCTGTATAATGCGTATTTTCGCCACGGCCCTGACTCCAGAATAGATGGTTGTATGTTGACGAGCATATCTAAAATGAGTCCTAGATTTTTCCTTTGGCATACCAGCAAAGGTTTTTCTAGTCCCCACCAAAAATGTGATCCCTGATTCTTCGATAAGCATAGTCATTTCGGTAAAGAAGAGTTAACGCTATTTTTGGCATGTCCGTATCTATTTAGATTTACTGCTCAGGATCGGACGATAGCAGCCCTATCAATATCCAGCGAAATGAACCGCGCAACTGCATTAGGTGATGCATTGCGTTAAATTATCTCACCTGCGAACTTTCAAGACACACCTATTACAAAAATAACCCAACAAACCGTGCAATTTATGAACGAAGGCGATATGATTGCGAGTCGCACATTTGGTAAGAAATTACCTATGCGCGGTGAGCTACTCATAAACGCTAAAGATGGTAGAGAGCATACTGTTAAGAATTTTTTAGAACGACCTATCAACCTTCGAAATTTTGAGTGGAAAGCTTCAGACGCTCAGTTTAAAGTAATCCAAACTTTTGATTTTCCCGACGATTTTTTAACTCTTCCACTATATCAAGAAAAATTCGATGGCTTCTATGGCTTGCGTGCGGATATTAAATTCCGTTTGCAAGTCAATGCCCAACCGTTTCAAGCAGGTAGACTCATGATAGTGTGGATTCCATATTTTAACTATAAAGGTGATTATGGTTCACATTACCTTGAGGGTACTAAAGCTACAATGGTTGCAGCATCTGGTTGTCCTCGTGTAGATCTTGATATATCACTAAGTACAGAAGCAGAACTTTGTATACCCTATTGTTCTCCACATTCGCATTTTAACCTTGCAACTGGGGAGGGCTCTTGGGGAAGATTGGCAATATTAGTCTATTCAACTCTAAATGATTTAGTTTCGGCTGGTCATGTAGATTGCACTGCCTGGATTAATCTTGAGAATATCGATTTAGCTTTCCCAACTGGTGCTCCGTTGATTACTAAGCAATTAGTACCTTCGGCATCAGGGACAGTTAGAGCGGACGCTCAAGTTGGTTCGGAAGAACGGAAAATGGAACAACATCGATCCATAGCGCAAGATATTTCCACTCTATCACAATTTCTGAAGAACATACCTAGTGTTCCTATGCTATCAGAAATCATTCAACCAGTTACCTGGGCGTGTGATGGCACGGCAGCATTTCTTAAATTTTTCGGCTATTCAAAATTACAGTCTACCAATGTGCCTGAGTTTGTAAAGCCTTCTGCGACGCATTTCATGGCCAACTATGATGGCGTTGACATGTCGCACTGCTTGGGGCTTGCCTCAGATAATGCGATAGAGTTGATGCCTGACATGGTTGGAAATGATGTTGATGAAATGGCACTTCACCATTCATTAGCAACTCCTTGTTTCTTTGATTCGTTCAAATGGCAAGGTAGTGATGTGGCGAATAAGGCTTTATACACTCAAGTTATTAATCCCGCATATTTTTATCAAATTGAAACTTCAACAAAAACTGTAATTCCTACTCACCTCGCTTATACTTCTTCCCCCTTTCAGTATTGGCGCGGTTCAATGGATATCACCTTCAAATTTGTAAAAACAAAATTTCATTCTGGTCGAGTCCGAATTTATTTTCAACCTGGCACTGTGTGGACTAGTACTGGTAACTTAAGACGCGATTATAACTATTCTCAAGTTGTGGACATCCGTTCTCAAACTGATGTAGTTTTTCGCGTGCCTTATGTTGCCACGCATCCCTGGCTCACTGTCGGAGAACTCGCAACTGCGGAAGCTAACAATAGATTCAGCACTACTGGTGTAGTTGTCATTGAGGTCTTAAATGAACTCGTTGGCAATTCATCTGTATCTGCTGATATTGATGTGTTAATGGAAGTAAGTGCGGGCCCCGACTTTGAGTTGGCTGGTCCTAGCAATTGCCAGTTGATTCCATTTTTGGTCTCAACCGCCCCTACCCCCCCTCCTACGACGACGACTGTAGCATCTGCACGTCCTAAGCGTTCTATTCTCGAACGGATCGCTCAGGCTCAGGTGGGACAGGCTGAACCACAGGAAGAACAGCAAGCAGATATCAATAAAGATCAAATTGGAAACTCGCCTGAAACACCTCAATGGATCAACAGTTTGTGTACTGTCGGAGAAAAGGTAACTTCTATCCGACAGCTCATAAAGCGTTCCCATAAGGTGGATCATTTAAAGCAAACATCTGCTATTGCTATGGTGACTGTGAATCCTTACGTCATGGTGTATGGTTTGTCTGGAGCCACAGGTGCGTATGCTAGCGTACATATGGGGTATTTGGACTACTTTGCTCACATCTATACGTTTTATAGGGGTAACGTAAATACCAAGTTGTGGTTTGACCAAAAGTCAGACGCACTTGAAGTGTATTATCGTATCAATCAAGACATTGACGGCTTAAAACCTAACACTATTCTTGATACGACTGCAGACGTTACAGCTAAAAACACCTGTCTTACGGCTCAGGTTATCCCTCAGAACTTAGAAGGCATCGTTGATCTAAATGTCCCATTTTATTCTGCATTCCACATGTGTCCCATCACAAACTTACAACATGGCGCTGTGAATGACGCGTTAGGAATATTCCCCAAAGGTTTAGCGACTATTAAAGGAATAACTTCTGACAGAGTTACGGTTTTCCGTAATGCCACTGATTCATTTCAGTTTGGCTTTATGGTTGGTCCACCTCGCTGTGTGCGCTATTCACAGTAGACTTCATAGTCACAACTCAACACTCTTCCCACTAGTAGAACTCTCGAATTGAAATTATAAGAGTGTTGTTTTACCCTTTTCATGGTACTTAATAAATCCTACCATCTTACGTCACTACAACATCGTGCGACGTCCTCTGTTTACAAACTAAATTTTAAACATTTGATTATCTT